TATAGGGTCAAAAAAATCTAGGTCTAGGGCGGCGATTATGCCGGCATTATAGTTATCTGTGTATAGATCTAGGGTAATGGCATCACAGCGAATAGACGTTTCTTTTCTGCTAGCTACATAAGCCTGTGCGTAGTCTAGGGCCGCTGCATCTGTCTGCATTAGTAGGTTTTGCTGGTTATAGCTATGGGTAAAGTACTTGGCAATACTTGCTGCATCTGTAGCTAATTGAGCTGTGCCGCCTGTACGGGTGATGCTAGCCGCGTTATACACTAACGTATCATCTAAGCGCCATACAGCGTTGGCATAGCCTATATTTGTGCCGTTATCGTTAAACACGGTAGGTGTGCCGCCTATGCTGGCAGCTGTAACGTTTCTATCTTGAAAGACAAATGAGCTTGTAGCATCTACATAAAACGCCCCGTACTCACTTAGGGTTACTGTGTTTAGAGCTGCAAGGCTAGTGCGCGCTGTGCCGGGGTCTGCCTGCAAAGTAGTAAGGCCTGCATCTACATCGCGCATAGACTCGGGCCAGTCAATAGTATCTAGGATTTGGTTAATGCGAGTGCCCGATAAGTCACCGGCTGTTGCACCTGCCACCGTACTAATCTGAGCGTTTTGGGCTAGGCGCTGTGCATCAACCGCGGCAATAGTTGTGTAACAAACCTCGTCTGCATTAAGTGGAGTTGTAGTTGTATAACTCGTAATAAACCCCGAGAACAATGGATAGGTAGTACCTGCATAGGTAGCAGTTATTTGTACCTTACGCATCGGATCTAGTAGCTCATAATATGGCCCGGCTGCATTTTGAGGGTTGAAATCTCCGTTTTGGTCCACGATACGTAGAGATAATTGCCCTGTTTGGAATTGGTCTGCCTGAGCGTTACGGCCTCTATCTATTTGTATATTGTTTACTTGGTTACTTACATCCACAATAACGGCAGCACTATCTGCTAACACGTTTGTACCTAAAATACCCTGGTCAATAATCATCGCCTGAGCAAAGGCAGGGCCAGTAGAAAAGTTAATGACTGCGTTTACTGTAGGTACGGTCATAGGGCACCGGCGTAAGTAGTGGAGTTACCGTAACGGTTAAGTTCTTGTATAGCGTTTTGGACTACTGTGGCTATTTGTTGATCGCCGATACCTTGTGCGTTGATAACAAAGGTAGGGGATGAGTCTGCACCGGCAAACCTAAACCCACGCTGGCCTGAAATGCCTGGTATATCACCCGGAGCATAAGGAGTTGGGGAATAGGTCGTAGCCGTAGGTACAGTTGTAGTTGCAGTACTTGCTAAGGCAGCCATAGCAGCAGCTTTAATTGCGTTGCCAATTTCTGTCTGCCAAGTTGCCCAATAAGACAAAGAGTTTTTCATAGCTGTTTCAAGTAGTTTGGCAGCCTCTGCTGCTGCAAGTTCATTTTTAATTTTCAGAGCAAGGGCAGCATCATTATCGTGAATAGCGATAAGTGACCGGAGACGCATTTGAGTTTCTTGATCTGTAGCATTATTCAGAGCTGCAAACAAACCTATGCGCTCTACGTCAAACTTCTTTTTTAATTCCTCTAAAGCCTGTTGATCTGCTGTAAGGACTAGTTTGCGAGTCGTGTTTGCGTTATCTATTGTTGAAAGAGCGTTTTTGGTTTTAGCTAGTTTAAGGGCATCGGCATTGGCTTTATCTATGGCCCTGCGTTGCCCAGGTGACTGAGCCGGAGTACCTGCGGCTGTTGCCTTGCGATTTTTACCAAAATTAGAGGTTAGGGCTAATAAACCAGTAGGAGCTGTAAGTACATCTGCTATAAAACCTGCACCCGGTATTTCTTTTAACTTGGCTATAAGTACCCCTATGCCGTAAATGGCATTACCTATTTGAGTAGCAAAGCCCTCCATAGCGGTAGTCGCGCCACCTATGCCATCTTTGCCTGCTATGAGTTGCATAGCATCGAGCAGGTCTTTACCGATAATCTCTTTAGCATTGGCAGATGCAACGGCTAGGCGATCTATCGAACCTGAATAACCCTCGGCTGCAGCTAGTGCTTGGCCCCTAAATTTGTCTGTGAGTGCCTGGGTAATTGCATCCATATCGCCCGAGGCTAAAGTGGCTTTAGATAAGCCTGCACCGAGGCGGCTAAGAGCTGTTGTTTGTCCACCGTATGCCTTTGCAAGGGCCGTAGATACAGCGCCTAAATCTTTGCCAGTACCGGCTGCAATATCTAGAGCTAGGGCTAAACCTTGTTGTGACTTTCTTACATCGCCTGTAGCTGTAAGCAAAGTTCTAAAGGCTGGTCGCAAGTTATCATCGAGCACGCCCGTAGCACGTTGTAAGTCTGCAATAAACTTCTCTACCTCAATAGCTGCAAAGGCGTTACCTGTATTAGCTAGGGCTAGTGCTAAGGATCGTGCGGCTTTCTCATCGGCTGCAAAGGCTTTAACGGATGCTTTACTAAAAGCATAAAGTTTAGATGCGGCAAAGACTCCGGCTAATTGTTTGCCTAACTTGGCTACGCTTTTCTCTAACTTTTGCGCTGATGTCTCTGCCTGTTTAAAAGCATTTTTACCGGTAAATTGCGCGGCAATATCTATGACTACATTGGCCATTATCGCTTACCTACTGTCGCGTTAAACTTATCGCCTGCGTTTTTAATAGCCTTTAGTACTGCGGCTTGTGCCTTGCCGTAATCTTTCTCATAAGCTGCGAACATCGCACGGCCTCGATCTCGACCTGAACCTTGCAAAGGCCCTAAAGCCTCGGAGAAGTTAGGACGTGCAGAGGGTTTGTTACTGGATGCATTACGCCCGGCAGTCTCATAGATAGCACCTGAGGCTGACCTATTTCGTATTTGTGCCAAAGCAGTAAAGCCACGAGAGTTAGGTTTAGAGGGAGTGGTCTTATATCCAATACCTCGGCGCATAATTGTTGGGTCAAAGATAGGAAAACGTCCACCCGGTCTAGCCCAATTACTTAAAGGCGATGAGGCAGGGATCAGAGCTCGAGCATCTTTCACAATAGGCTTTAGCACGTTTGCTATCTCCTTTTGAGTTTCTTTACCTAACTCAGGTGCAAAGTTACGTAACGCTCTACGGAGTTCAACGCCGCCTTTTACTGTTGCTGGCATTTTTCATCTCCTTAGCATCATCTTGCAAAACCTTTATTAAACTTTTGAGCATTACTTCATCTAGTTCTAATATCGCTTGAGGCGCGATCCCGAGCCTTACCGATAGCGTTGCTATCAGGTGAGTAATCGAGTCGCGCCCTACTGCGGGTCATCGTCTAGTACGTCCACGCTGCTTAAAGTTTTAATAAACTCCTCGCCAAACATAGGTACTGTTTCCCCTGATCTACGTACACACTCCCAAGCTAGCCAAAAGATATCGCTCATTTTCTGTTCTTGAGTAAACGCTGAATAAAACGATTTCTTAGCGTAAACCTCAAAACCATACTGAACCAACGGCGTAATTGGATACTCTCCGACTGAGCCGTCTACCCTTGTAACTTTTAACTTTGCCATCTCTTTGCCCCTTAGTTTTTATTACGCTGTTGTAATTACGATAGGTGAGTTGCAAGTAAACGTAATTGACTGTGTGCCAATATCGCCTACTGCGCCGTTAATATCGGTTGTGTTATTGACCAAAATAGTTGTGCTGTATAGCGGGTTGGTCGCTGATACGGCGGCGCTTGTCTGCTTAAGTGTAAGTGGCACTGTTGTACCCCAGGCAGCTTGCAGAGTTGCGTTTACGTTTGCGGCTGCAGTATCGCTTAGGAAATCTAAGCTAATAGTGCTGGCCTCAAGGCCCTTGACGAATTTGTGAGCTGTATCCAAGCTGTTACCACCTTGCGGCGAGTAAGTCATTTCTGCTTACTTCTGCACCTTTGCTATTGGTGCAGTTCAGACTATATCTTCATCCTATTACTAGGAGCTGCGCGTGTAGTCGTTACGGACTCTCTGCTTTCGCAGGTTGCCTCGGTATTAACTCGCCCTTAAGGAGCCTTCACCGATATAGCGCAGTAATTTTCATCGCCGCTTACGCAGCGAGTGGGCAATCCTGTCTACCCATAGCGGTTACTTCTAGCTCGTCAAAAGCTCGGTTAATTGTTGCGCTTGTAACGTGATCGCTAAGTGCAATCGAGTTCAGCGTAACAACAACCGTATTACTGAGATATATGGCCATTTGTTGTTATTCCTCCGTCTTTTCTATAGGTGGTGCGGTTTTTGTTTCTTTTTTACCAGTCTCGGTTATCTGACCGATCTTGATTAAAAACGCTATATCTTCCTCTGTGTATCCCATTTTCTACTCCCAGCTCGTTAGTACGCTTATATTAAAAGATGCCGTAAGTAGGTCTCCGCTTTGCACGCTAAGCACGCTAGGCGCGGACATACTGCCAACGTTCATTACTATTGTGGACTGCGCTAGTTTTTTGAACACTGCACACGCCATTGTCTCTATGCCATTGAGGTTGCCTTTATTATCTAGTAACGGCACCGTCAAAATAACTTTTAGGTTTGCTAAAGGTGAGATATTTAAGTTTGTGTTATTACTCGGGGTTAAGTAATCGCCATCAGCCGGAGCCACAATGCAACTATTGGCAGTAATCGTTGGAGGTGGAAAATCGTAGGTGCTATACAGCGCACTATTAGCTAAAGCAGCAGCTAGAGATGCGCGGAGCGTAGTTATTGGGGCTGGCATTTGTTATCCCAACATACTCAAAGGATTTTGATAACCCGAGATGAGCCCTCTAATTTTGCCGATCATTGAATTTCCGAGGCGATATGGGCTTGGGCTAAAGCCGTCAATAGTAACGCCGCCTGTTTGGCTGACCTGACGGGCTTGGAAAATATCTACTGCAAGGATCATCGCGGCCTCGCGCACGGCTGGGGTTGTTGCGTAAGTGTTCGTTTTAGTATCTGCTCCTACGGCTGCGCCATAAGGCAACACGCGAGTAAAATTAGCGTTGGATGCAGTTTTAGCAAACTGAATATAGCTATAACCGTTAGGGTAATTAGTTAATCTATTATTAAAAGCAATAGACGGAAATTGCGTAGCGGTGCCGGCAGTCCAGGGGATAGTCCCGGTAATTGTGTACGTACCGTTAAAAGTAGCTCCGCATCCGCTTAACGTAACGCTATCTCCGGTGCTAAAAATACCTGGGTTTGCAACCATCACTGTAGCTACGTTATTTTGTAATGCAGTACCTACTACGGGTGCAGAGTCAAACCATAAAAATTGGTTGAGTAAATCTTGAGCAGACTGGCAGCACTCCTCAATAATTGCATCGGCGTATAAATCTCCGATACCGAGGTTATCGCGTAATTCTTGTTCGGTTACGTACGTGGCTGCCATTGTGTGCTCCGATCTACCTATGGGCCGGGAGAGTTCAAAGGGCTATGAACCCTCCCGACTTCTATAGGTTTGTTTAGGTGAAGTTGTAGCGGATAATTCCCTTAGGCATCTTGGCAATAGTGGCCATATAGCCATAAATTGCAACCTGTACCTGCAAGTTAGATACAACGTTTACAGACATATACGCTTGAGGTGACTGGTAAACAGTGAAAGCCTCAGGTGCAAGGATAATCGCTGAGTCATCTACTGTTGTAGTAGCTGCAAAGTTTTTATCTACGTAAAGGTCTAGTCCGAGCACGTTACCGCGAATTGACTTAGCCATTACATCGCCTGCATTATTCATTGGATTAGCTGCAGTATAAATTGGGCGACCTGTTGTATCGGTTGCGCCGAGCAATAATTGCCATTGTGAACCGTTAGCGATGTAGTTTTGTGCAAAATAACCTGTTGCCTCATAAACAAGGCGTGCGGCCTCTGATGTGTAACCAATAATTCCTGCAGATGTAGCAGCTTGTGCAGTTGTCGCAACTGTACCTGCTGTAATAAGTGCAGCGTTTACTGTTGTATCCAAAGTCTTTAGATACGCATTTTGTAGCTGTGTTGTAAGTTCAGCATAGAAGTTAGGATCTGAGCGCTCTAGTAATTCAACGCTTAGCGTATTCATACCTGAGTACTTAGATACTGTACCTGTAAGGTATTCAGTAACCATACCTGTATTAGCAACAGCTCCAGCCTCAGCCTCAACTGTTACAACTGGTGCAACGCCTGACTGACCGCCCGCGCTTGTAACAAGTGACGGTACGTTGATAGTCATACCGCTCGCTGGCAGAGTGCCACGTGAGCACGCATCTATTGACGGTGTACCAAAACGTGTGTTAGTTGGAAATTCCTGTAAGTACTGAGTAGGAGAAAATGCAGGGTTTGTGGAAAATGAGTCATCGGCTGCGGTTACATAGAGCTTTGAGTCCTCGTTGCCGAGAGCTGCTTTAATCTTGTGCTCTGTATATGCACCCATTGAAGTAATTGGCGTACGTACTCTTTGAGAGTCAAGTACGGATGGACGGATAATCTTACGAGCGGCCTCGACCTTTTCAGCCTCGACCGGTGTATCTACCGGAGTTTCCTCTGGTGTATTTTCAGGGGCTGTAGTCACAGCATCCTCGCTTTCGGTTTCTGTTTCGATCTCTACGATGGTCGTATGTATCGTTGTTTCTTTTGTACTTGTAGCCGCCTCAAGCGCTGCTCGAGCTGCTGCAATTTCAGTGACGCCGGCATTTTGGAAAGCCGCACTTTCGACAAGGCTGACTTCCTTGAGGACAGCCGCCGTAACTAACAGGTAATCACCCATTGGCTTAGAGGCAGTTACATCCACCCCTACGGATAAGCCACTAACTAGGTTTTCCTGGATAAGTATCAAACTGTCCT